TTGATTTAACAGTAGGAAGAGCTGATAATGTTTTAGATAACATTGGAGTGATTGCTGGACCCTTTCCAATCGGTCCTGTAGATTTTCCAATTGATATTACAACTGAGCAGGGTTTAATTAGCACTTTCGGCAAACCACTCTCAACAGACTCTCAATATGAGTATTGGATGAGTGCATCATCCTATCTTTCATATGGTGGGATTCTTAAAGTTGTTAGAACTGCTGGAGCAACACTGAATAATGCTAATGCTGGTGTTGGTATTGCAGCAACTACTGTTTTAAGAATTGATAACTACGACGATTATCTCAATAATCATGATGATGCTACAAATTATACTTATGCAGCAAAGAACCCCGGATCTTGGGGAAATGGTTTAAAAGTTTGTTTTATTGATGATGCTGCTGACCAGATTGTTGGTATTGCAACAACCAATCCATCTGCACTTGGTGCAACAATTGGATTTGGAGTCACTGCAAATCTTTCTGCTGTCACAATTCCTGGGTTAGGTTCAACCTCAACATTTACTGGATATCTTAAAGGTATCATTACAGGCGTTACTACTGATACAACTAACGGCGCTAGTAGCATCGATGTAAAAATTCTATCAAGAGTTTCTTCGGCAGGTACAACTGCAGGCACTGAAACTAAGATTAATTATGCAGAAGGGTCTTCTTTCGCATCTTACTTAACAACAAGTTCCCTTCGTTTTGTTAATAACTCAGGTATTACTACAGGTGGTTCTGCAACTGCAGCAGTTACCCCAACAACTGTTGTCGATTGGTATGAACAACAAACTCTTGGATTAACTAACGCAACAATTTTTTGGAGATCTCTTGCACCTAAACCAATTTCAAATCAATATACACTTGAAAGACAAGGGTATGGTGATGGGTTACACGTTGTAGTTGTTGATGATTTAGGAAGTATTACAGGAAATCAAGGCACAATTTTAGAGACACACTTAGGTCTTTCGAAAGCACTTGACTCAGTATCTTCTGTAAATTCTCCACAAAAGAATTGGTATGAGCAATATCTTGCAGATTTTTCTTCACAGATTTATGCTGGAGGAAATCCATCAAGTGCTGCTGATGCATTTCACGGAACAACTCCAAGAGCAACTGGTTTTACCATTTACTCTGGAAATGCTGCATCATTTACTCCAATCACTCTTTCAGATGGACTATGGGGACAAACTGCACAGGAAGTAACATTCTCTGCAATTGGAAATAAAACTTATACCTTAAGTGGTGGAGTTGATTATTCTTCTGCGGGCGGAATGAAAGCAACTCTTGGAGATTTAATAACTTCTTATGATTTGTTCTCAAACAAAGATGAAATTCAAGCCGATTATATCATTATGGGTCCTTCAATGGATGCACCAACAGATTCTCAAGCAAAAGCAGGATTCCTAATCTCTATTGCAAATCAAAGAAAAGATTGTGTTGCAACAATTGGAGCTCACCGATCAGATTTGGTTGGTCAAACAAATACAACAACTCAAACGACTAATCTAATTAAATATTTTAGTTCACTTCCATCTTCATCATATGCAATATTTGATAGTGGATATAAGTATACCTATGATAGGTTTAATAACCAGTTTAGATATATCCCCTGTAATGCTGACGTTGCAGGTTTAATGACTCGTACTAATATTGTTGCTTATCCTTGGTTCTCACCTGCAGGACAACAACGTGGAATTCTGAATAATGCAATTAAACTTGCATATAATCCAAGTAAAGCACAAAGAGATCAACTCTATCCACAGAGAATTAACTCAATCATAACACAACCAGGAATTGGTACTCTTCTTTTTGGAGACAAAACTGCTCTTGGATATGCCTCTGCTTTTGATAGAATTAACGTTCGTCGTTTATTCCTTACAATTCAACAAGCACTTCAAAGATCTGCAGAAGCACAACTCTTTGAATTAAATGATGAGTTGACAAGAGCAAACTTCAGGAACATTGTTGAACCATATCTTCGTGATGTTCAAGCAAAAAGAGGTCTTTTTGGTTTCTTAGTTGTTTGTGATAAAACAAATAATACTCCCGATGTAATTGATAACAATGAGTTTAGGGCAGACATCTTCCTGAAACCCGCTAAATCTATCAACTTTGTAACGTTAACATTCGTCGCAA